CCGAATTAGCAATTATTACAGATATAATTTGAGTTTTACCAAAGAACGCGCTATTACCAATACTTGTATAACCTACTATAAAAATATTTTGCGCAGTTCCAATATTTTCATCTACGATTGCTTGAGTTAATACTCCATTTCCTGTAAATATGTAGTCATAAGTAGGAGTAGGAGTAGGAGTAGGAGTAGGAGTGTAACATCTACCACATCCATAAGCTCTTCTATCATTTGCTAATCCAGAGCGTTTTTTTCCTGCCATTAAATAATATTATATATTATTTAAAATATTAATATATATGCCTAAACATAAAGAATAATATAAAAATATTTTTAAGGGTGCTTACGAAAGACCAGAAAAATGTGTTCCAAAAAATAAAACACGAAAGATAAAGAAGAATTACAAATAATTTTTATATGGATAGGGCAATAGAACAATCGGCGTTTGAAATGTAAAAAGGTGTAAAAAGTGTCAGGCGTGAAAGGGTTAACACAATATTGAATAAAAAATAAAAAAATAGTTTGATTGGATGTAGTTCGTTAATCTTTTGTTAACATAGATGGTAACAAAAGATTCATATAATTATTATATACAATCTAATATAGTTATGTGCGGTAAAGGGTTAACAATAAAAATAAAATCACTATGTTAGACAAAGCCTCACGCGAAACATACTATTGTTCCAAGATATATTCTAAATAGTCAATTTCTAATATTAGATTTTTCTCATACATATTACTATAATAATCCATGTCGAAAATATATTCATCAATACGATTTTTACAAGTATAAATAATACATTCGAATGTTTTTAAGTATAACAATATATTGATCAACTCATATTCATCCATCGAGTCTTCATCCTCATCTTCGTTATCCAATATAGATTTATTTTCTGGATTCGGTGAGAACAGAAAATCCAATACTGTTTCTGGATGTAAATACTCATATGTATTATTCTCTAACAGTTCGTTTTCCAACGTATTTATATATATAAAAGATATCGTGGATAAACGCATAAGAATCTTTTCATATGTAGTATAAGTATCAACGGTAGGTGTTCTCATATCGCTATTGTTTTTATGTAGAGTAACGACCCAATCACGTAACCAGTCAATATCCGCCAATAATTGTTCGTGTATTTCCTCTATTTCAGTATTTGTTATCGTAGTATAATAATAATACGCCAATTTCATTCGATTCATATTTTCTCGATACATAGACAATTGTCTGGTATACGTATCTTTTTCGAATTTTACTGATACACGATCTTTCCAATATTGATATTTGTATTTCAAATAATCGATTTTAAAACTGTTTTCAAAATACGTATTTCTATTTATTGCGAATTCTGTGTTCAGCGTTTCCAACATATGTTCTGGTAAAATCTCGTCAACATAACTACCGCCGCGTATATTATCTATTCCATAAACATACATATATTTCTTTACATAAGAATCGATTTCTAATATGTCGTAAATTTCCGTATGGTCGACTATTTTCAATGTCGGATTTGTTCTTGCGAATTCGTATAGTAATCGCGTTTCTAATAAAATATCTTTATCTGGTTTCAACGAGGAAAGATGTATAATCGTTTTATTATTTGCTAATGATACTACATATAGGGTATTCATCGTTTTTGTATAAAAATAGATTGAAAATCTTTATATTCTTTCAACATATTTCAATATACAGTAAACGACACCATTTGTTCTCCGTTTCTACAAATGGATTCGCTAGGATACAATTGGTTGGATAAACATTGACTACTATCATCTACTTGTATACATCTCCGTGCATCTTCGACACCTCCAATAAGACACCATTGTTGTTTGGAAGAACTGATCGATTTTTGAATTGAATTGCTTGTTATATCATCTTTTGGTTCGTTTCCTATAAAATTGGGTAGAAATGAATTCGTGTAAGCGGTTTCCTTCTGTATGAAATTGAATGGGCTATCCGCAATAGAATATTTCAAGTCATTTTCTACATAAGGTGCATAGGGAGTATTCAATGGCGTTTCATCGAATGGCGATAGAAGGGGGTCCTTTTCTTGAATAATAGATTGTATTTGTTCTGGAGTTAGTGTAGGAAGAATTGTATTGATTTCGTCATCTGTTATAGTAGGAAACCGTTCTTGTACCATTGTGTATACTTGCTCTGGTGTCATGTTAGGTATAAGTAATGAGACCCTTTCTGGTTCCATCATATTCGTCATTGTTTCTATTTGTTGAGTTGTCATAGAAGGTACAATTTCTGCTAAATCAATATTGGTTAATTGAGGTAGTTGTGTTTTTATAATAGAGAGTATTTGTTCTGGAGATAATATAGGTATTTGTTTCTGGATAATCGATTCTATTTCCTCGGGTGATAATATCGGTATCTTACCTTTAATCAGTGAATGTATTTCATCTGGAGATAACGTGGGATTCGAATGTATTATTTCGGTAACTTCGGGTGCTAATAATAGCTGTTTATTAATTACCAGCGAATTATCCAGTTTTGTCTCATATTCTGTATTGTTATCGTTTTTTGATATTTGTTTCACAATAGTAGCAAATGAATGAATCGCGTCGTTGAATACCTGTATACCGACTATCAAAGCATTCGAAGTAAACTCTGTTACTTTTTCGAGAATCGTCCCAATCGCATAGCTTACTAAATAAAAGGCTGGTAGGACAGTATCATTCAACGTTTCCAATAAACTCGTACTTGTAATATTGCCTTTAGTATTCAATAGTATATATATAATAACATATACTACAATCGCAAAGAGAATAAAATATTTCAGATAGGGAATAGATGTACTAATCGTCGATTCTATTATGTTTGTTGAGTCCATTAATATATAATTCAAAGATAAAATTTATCAAGGAGGGGAACCACTGGTCCCCCTTGGTTCCCTCTCACCCCCTCCTCTAAAACACTGAGAAACAACTATCACGGATGTTACTGGTTTCACCTGACCCCTTCTCTAAAAACCTGAGAAATAACTATAAGTGGTATTACTGGTTTCACTTGACCCCTTCTCTAAAAACCTGAGAAATGACTATGATGGATAGTATTGGTTCTGTGTCACAACTCTTTTCCAAAAGTGTGAAAAACGACTATCGGTAATATCACTTGTTTGTATGTGTATATTAGGTATTTTCTTTAACTCTTTCATGTTCAGGCAGCTTTATTTAGATACATATGTCCACTTATTAGTGAAGACTTGGAAAGCCGTGCGTGAAAAAAGGTTTAAAATGAACAAAATAATTTAGGGAGATATTTTTATTGTAAAATTTCGGTTATGATTGGATAGTTGCCTCAAAAACTCGGTTAACATGGTATGACATAGTATATAAAAAATATTCTATTCTATTGTATAAAAGAGTATACATTTACTGTTCTAAACACCATCAATAGAGTATAAATTATAGAATAATGATTTTTCTACTCTAAATGCGATATTGTATCGTTTTTATTTTCGATTGTTGTAGTATATGGCATTTTTGAATTTTATAGAAACTTTTTTTATTCTAAGTTTAGGAATTACGTTTATATTAATATTACTTTTAGTATATCATTTCAAACAACGTATTGTTTCTATTGAACAAAAAAACGAAACAATGTTTGAAATCGTAAACAATATTGTCAGTGAAATAAACATACTACGTAACAATATAAATGGGTTGAAGCTGGTACCAATGCAGATGAATAAACATATAGATATGAGTTTTACAAACGAAAATACTATAAAACTAAGCGAGACTTTTCAACAAAACAATGAACACGATATATTGTTACAATTTGATAATGAATATGATACTCCTATTAACCAATACGATGACAATGAAAGCGATGACGATGATGACGACAATGAAAGCGACGACGATGATAATGATGACGACAATGAAAGCGATGATGATGACGATGATAACGATAATGGTGATGACGACAAGAATAATCAGGAAAATGACGACAATGATATTATCATTAATCAAGATAGTGAAGTAATCCAAGAATCTCCTATAAAAATAATTAGTATTAATCCAGATACACAAATTGAAGACAATACAATAACCAGACCCATTGTGGATATTTCTAGTTCTTCACCAGTAGTATTTCTTTCACTGGATAGTAATAATATACCGATTATTGACCCATCATCGATAGATAATAATAGAAATATAATGGTGAATTTAGAGAAAGATTTGAACAATCTAACAAATATTGATGAATTTCATACAATTCATCAAACGGATGAATCTATTGATATAGTCCAACATTCACATAAAGATGTTTATAAAAAAATGAATCTACAGACATTGAAAACCACTGTTATATTGAAAGGTCTATGTAGCGACCCTAGTAAAATGAAAAAAGCGGATTTATTGAAATTACTAGAAAATCTCTAGAGCCATTGTCCAGAGTCATTGTCTGTTTTTTCTCCTGATTATGTAAATTAGCGAGAACACGTATAATTCATTTGTTACCAAAGTATGCTAACGAATGAATTGACAGTTACGAATTCAATAACTGGTTGAAAATAATTCCAAGAACGATTATATACCTATTTTTCTCTCTCTTTATACTATATTTAAATGGAGTCATCTACAGTAAAGGATCAACCAGATATTCATTCGATGCCTTATAGTTATCCTTTAGGATATTATAATAAATATACAGAACAACCATATTCAGTATTGAATGATAAGATTATATCGAATAATGGAATTCAATCCAACTATGAATACCGGAACTTTCTTACAAAAAATGCTGTAGATATTATTCACTATAATAACAGGCAATTGTTCAATGCAAATGAATATATTCTTTTATTAAATAAAACAAACAATACGATTCAAACGCAGGAAATGGCTAACTATAATACTATACCTATAGCTGGAAATAGCGAAGTGAAACCGATTTATCTATCCTTGGAAGAACTAGATTCTAGAAGAACCGTATTGAATTTACCACAATATGAAGTTATAAAACCAGGTAATCTATTCCCCGATTATACACCTGAATAATCATCTAATAGTTTTTCGCAATCATATAAGAGAAAGTATATAATATTATCTATACAACTAATCATATAATTCCACAATGTATTGAATGTCATAAAATATATATATTATAACCTTTATATGAGTTTCTGGTTTGTATAAAATACCTATAGATACTATTATATGAAAGTAATCAGTTTTGATATAGGTATAAAGAACATGGCATATTGTATCTTATCTGTTTCTGGAGAAGCAACGTTCTCGATCACAGACTGGAATTGTATGAATTTAATGGATAATCCGTCAATAAATACTATGGATTATAAGTGTACACAAAAGATAAAAAAAACAAATTCATGTTGTACAAAATCGGCGAAATATAAGAAACAGAATGAATATTACTGTGAAAATCACGCAAAGAAATGTTCTCTGTATATACTACCAAAACAATGTCATAAGTTAGCGCAATTGAAGAAAAATACAATAGAAGAATTACATGCTATTGTGAATGAACATTCTATTTCATTGAATGGTAATCCGCCGTCGTCGTCGTCGTCACTAACAACAAAGCCAGACCAGTTTCCCAAAAAGACGAAAAAAGAACTGTTACAAAAAATCGCCGTTTTTTTCGAAAATAAGTGTTTTGAACCGATTGTACCGCCCAAGAAAAAAACAGCGAATGATACTGATTTGATACAAATAGGTGTAAATATGAATATAGAATTGAATAAATTAGATTCTCTTGTAGGTATTACACATGTGGTAATTGAGAACCAAATTTCGCCGATTGCCACGAGAATGAAAACGATTCAAGGCATGTTGATGCAATATTTCATTATAAAATATCCGTCTGTCAAAATCGATTTTGTTTCTTCTAGTAATAAGTTGAAATCTTATATACCGAAAGAGAACAATGAAACTAATAGCAGTGACAATGCGATTCCTACCAATCCTACTAATCCTACCAATCCCACCATCCCTACCAATACCATTGAAAAAATGTATAAGAAGAAATATAAGAAAAACAAAATGGATGGTATTGACTATTGTTTTCAACTATTTGATAAAAATAAACATTTAGAAGCATGGAGAAGTGTGTTGAATACTAAAAAGAAAGATGATTTAGCCGATTGTTTTTTACAAGGAGTATGGTATATCCAAAAAGAAGCGGACTATAGTATATCCAAAAAGAAGTGAATATCACCTAAATAAATGTCTAGAAAAACCATTTTTATATAAGACTTTGCTATTTTACCCATTTTTGTTTTTTTGAACATATTATAGATACTCAACCATTTATTATTTTGTTAGCATATGTAGTAACAAAATAATACACATTTGTCCCTTTCACTCACAGCTTTCCAAGTTCTCACTAATAAATGAACAAATATGTCTAAATAAAGCTTTTTTAACGTAAAACAGGCTAATCTAACCTAGCCTACCCCAAACCTCATTCAACGGTTTTCCGGAGGGGGGTTGGGGGAACCTGGAGGTTCCCCCTCTAGAAGACAGTGCTGGAGTATTGTTGGACATTATCCTTCAATAATGCGAACTGTATGTTATAGTTCGACATAGTACTAGATTGCCCATTCCCTCCTAAATAAGTTGTCCAGGCAGTTTGTGGATCAATTGCTGCTGTCCATCTTTGGAAATTGGCGACATACGCATCAAATGGTTGACTTGATGCAGAATGCAAGTACTGTCTATATCCATTTGGAACTATACCACCACTGTTTCCAATAAAGACATTACTATTACTTTGTTTCGTGATATCGTCTGGAGAAAATGAACTATCTTTTTGTACCGACTTAATCAATTTACCATTGAGATAATAGTCAACATATTGACCATCTACGCTTACAATGATATGGCACCATTTTTGGAAAGGGAAGTTCTGTGTTATTATATCAGTATAACTGGCGGTTGATGTGGATGCACCATTTCCAGGTAAATCACAGTATAACGTAGGTTTCGTCGAATCCAAATAAAGTGCAATCGAATATTCATTACCGTTGTTTAGTAAAACAGTTTGCACAGGTGACGCAGTTGCACCAGCGGCTAAAGTAGATACGGCTGGTGGTGTCATATAACCACCTCTGGAACCGATATTGTTAATATCACCAGAGCTATTTAAACGTCCAAATATAATATTACTCTGTGAATTTACGTTATTCACATAAACCCAAATTCCATAGGCATAACTAGAATTCGCTGATTTATCGATCGTCGTAATCAAACTATTTGAATTTTTCAAATCAGCAATCGGTGTTAATGTAGTATAAGTTATATAAAAATACCTATACAAAATATAAATTAATGTAAGAAAGACAATTGCTAAAATTATAACTACCCAATTCATTTATATAATTTACCATTATAAAATATTTACAGGAGGATTTTTATTAATCAACAAATTATATGAATTTACAACATTAAAATAAGAAAGCGGATTACGATGGTAGACAATATTACATATTGCACCGTATAGCTTACTATCATCTCCAATATGTATAGTATCTCTTTTATTATATGATGGTAATGTATGTTTGAAGAAATACGTCGATTCTACATTTCCGTTCAAAAAGAGGTCTACTTTTGTACTTGTATAATTGACCACAATCTGGTTCCATCGTTGTAATGGCACTGTAAACTCTATCATATCAGTGGGGTCATCTGTTACATATAGTTTACAATTATAGTATCCGTTGACATTATATGTCAATTTTGGAGTATTGTTTCCACACGTGAATATAGTATATTCTTTGTTTGATTCGGCGTCACTATATGCGTAGTCGTGTTGATTGTTGATATATATCCACATTGATATGCCGAAATTATACCTAAATACATTCGCTGGGGTTGAGTTATCCATTGTATTGGATACTAATAGTATATCATTATCCGCTATATCAATATTGGCGTTCAATGTGGATGGTTTACCCAAGAGTTGAATGCTATCATTATAGTAATAGCGATTTAGTAGTTTTGGTAATAGAAAATATAACAAAATCAAGACAAATTCCATGGATAGTAATACATATACTGTATTATTCGTCATTTTTACTTCATTGATCAAAAATTGCACTGCATCTATTAGTAGACAAGGAATATAAAAAACGAGTTCTGTAAGGAATCCAATCCATCCAGTGAATGATTTCAAGTAGTTACTATAAATGAAAAAATAAATGGATAAACTGACAACCAAAATCGCAACTACTAAAATGTCTAATAGTACATTTACGACTGTTGTTATGGTGGACGACGATTTTACAAAGAAATAGTAATTTGTAATTATAAAACATAAGAGAAATATACTAAAACAAGGTATGAGAAAAAGTCGGGATTTTGTTTTATCATCGTTTTCTTGAAATAAAAGGGCGAATAAAGCCAAAACTGGAAAAACGAGTAAAGATAAATAACCATAGTTTGTTTGAGTCAATGTGTTTTGCTGTTTTGCGATATACGAAAACAATAGAACAATGACTGTTATTATGACAAAAGATACAATGAGTTTAATAATAGTATTCATATACTTTTTATTATAATATAAATAGATTAATCCTACTGAAAAATAGTGTTTTTGTGAAAATCCTGATTTTTGAAAATATTTGAGTTGATTATAAACATTTTTATTACCAATTATGATATTAAAATATTTCACGCATATTAACCATTTCAGTACGGACAATTTTTATTACAAGTATACTTATTTTATGTTATGCTATCATATTATGAAATATTATGCTATCATACTATGATATCATAAATGGTAACAAGATAACTTGACATATATGTCAATTTAATGCCCTCCCAGGATGAAAGGGTTAACAATCCTTACCAAAGTCTAGACATATTATATTATCTTTTATTTTTGTAAATATTTATTCTTTTTGGATTCAATCTTTTTTTTATGTTTACGCATATATACTTTATTAGTCATTTTTTTCTGCTTACCACCTGTATTTCTTTCTGTCCTCCTATAAAAATCTTCAATCTGTTTCTGTTCAAAACGCGGTTTTCTTCTTATACTTGTTTCAACATATTCTGTCCCTTGATTAACAGGTTGTGGCTTATATATAGGACCTCTTAACACATAACTTAAACTTAATTTTATAATTAGTAGAGAACCCAATACGGCTATTATAGCATATAAACCGTTGAATGCTAATGAAGTAATTGTTGAAAATCCGGCATTTGCAGTATATAATATACCAGATTGTGCATTATCGATTACTGTTTTACCTACTTGACCAGTACCAGTTAATGTTGAACTAAGACCTGAATTTAATACATCAAATCCAACTTTAACTGTAGATTCAAGGATTTCACTTGTAGTTTCACTAAGCATATTTGCTCCTTTAGTGTATGTATCTGTTGTTATTTTTCGTTCTTCGTTTAATGCGTCTACAACGTTGGCTTCTTGATTAGCTATTTCAATTCTATTATTAGCTTCTTCCATTTTTATTTTAGTTTTTTCAAGTTCGTCTTTATATTTTATTGGAAACGTTTTTTGTGCAATTAATATATTTCCTTGAACATTTAATAATGTATTATTTATCATCCTAAGAAATGAATGAATATCGTTTGTCTTAGAATTCATTAATATATTTGCTAATTTTGTATTTAATTCTTCTAAAATATCTTCTATTGCGTTTGCTTTTTGAATGCAACTTTTTATCTTAACTTCATTATTATCTGTTGCGGTTTCTAATGCTTTTTCACTATATAATTGGATATTGTTAATCAATACAGTAATTATATTATTATTTACTGGATAATTTTCTACTGTTATACTACCATTATTATATACAAAATAGGGGGGGATAAACGTAATAGGACATACTGCATTAAAAAATCTTTTTCTATTTAAATTATGATTCTTACCGCTAAGTTGGTCGATAATTTTCCGGCTTTCTTCAGCTTTAATACTTGCAATAGCCTTTTCTCTATAAATAGGGTGTTCTTCATCAACTCTTTGCTCCATGTTAGATTGTATTTCATCAGCTAATTTTTTAACATTTGTTTTAGTTATACTATTTTCATGGTATATAGATACTTGTTTATCATCAAGTAATTCTGTACTATATGTACTATATGTACTACCGAAGAATGTAGTTAAACTTGGAAAAAAGCTAATACTATCATCTACATCATCTACTACAGTTTTATCATGTAATTGTTGATCAACCGCTATTGCTGTCATATTTTTAACAGCTTCGTCTTTAAGTCTTCCGGTTTCTTTTTCTATTTCTCTTTCGTTTGCGTTTACATTGTCTATTAATATTTGTACTAGTTCAATTGGTAATTTATCAGTAAATACGTCAATAAATCCATCACACATTTTGATAGCTTCACTTGATACTATTTGTGATAATTCATTTAATTTTTTCAATTCATTCTTTACGAAATTGTTGTATTCTTTTATATCGTCATTCTTTTTTGTAAAAAGTGAAAATAATGAAAATTCTTCTTTTTTATTCATTTCAGTAAATAAATCATAATATTGCATAACATTTATATTTCCTATACTAGTAGCAGGTTCTTCCAAATGACCAAATAGTTTTGCATAATCTGCTAAAGCGTTTTTATCTGTTGCGTCTAATTTGTTAAATGATTGAACTGCATGATTACCGATATAAGTATTCGTTTTACTAAATATATCTAGGTTTTTATCTTGTGCAGTTATAGATAGTAATTGAAATATAAACATTGAAATAAATTTACATACTTCCCATTACCACCACCATTTAGTTCTTCAACTTGTGATGATAATGGAAATATTTCTTGTTTAGTATTATATATTTTATGTAAATAAAAGAATATTATAATCTCATATAATATTTTACGTTGTTTCAAAAATATAAGAGAACATAACGACCTATCTAAATTTTCTGTTGTATTTATGTATTTTTCCTGAGATTTTTTTAATGATTTACGACTATTCTTGATTGAACTGTTGTTAATAGTAGTATTATGATTGACATATGTATTATACTCGTTTTTACTATTTATTAAAAAATTACGAGTTTCGTACAGTGTCAATAGTAAATTGTTTAAAATTTTGTCTTTGTTAGTAAAGAGACTATTTACTAAAATATCAATAAACGCCGAATTTTTCATATTATATAATAATACTATATAATATTCAATATTTCTCTTAGAAAAATATAATAGTAGTATATATGTCACTTACAAATAGTCGTCCACCTCGGCGTGTTACTCAAAAAGAATTAGCTATAGAATTCGATCGTTCACGTGCTGAACGTTTAGCAAGTTTGAAAAGAAATCACGAAAAAAATGTTGAAAGAATACTTAAGAATGAAGCATCCACAATTTCTAGTGAAACTGAAGCAATGAATAACGTTATTAAAAATGTAATAGATACACAAAACGTTGATCCATTGATAACAGATCTTTATGAACGTATAGGCGATATTGATCAAAATAACGATAAACCATCGAATTTATTAAAATCATCTCGTACAATAGTTAAGTATATATATTGTATCATTCTAACACCTGAAAGTACTGACAGAGTGAAAAATGCAAGTGTTATTTTAGTTAAATCGCTTATAGGATTAGTTAAACTATTATGGTTAACGTTTGTAGGAATATCAAAAATACCACTAATAGGTAATTTTTTACTTATTATTATGATCGCTGGAATAATGAAAACAAGTATTGGATTTTATATACTCACAACTTTCTCAAAAGCCATATTTACTGGATTAAACATTGTATTTCAACCTGAAATACAAAAAATAGGTTCTATAATACAAGATAGTCAAGATACAATCGTTTACGCCACCGATTTGGTACAACAAAATGTTGCATTTTTACAAACATATAATCTAACAATTGCTAAAACAATTGATACAGTAGGTAAAACTGCTATTACAACAGCTATAATGAGTGAATTTAGGACTTATTTTTCAAAAGATGTTTTATCACTTATATTCGAAAGCAAAACGGTTGAATTATCTCAAATTCAGGATATTAAAAAATTATTTGAAAATCGATTCAATCTACTCCAACATAATCAAATCCAAATAATGGAAGAATTATTATTGACAAATGATGAATTGGCTAAAATTTTACCCGAAATTGCAACATTGATTCAAAACAATCCTGGAGATACAGCCATTGATATAGTAAAAAAAGTTATTACAGACACGACAAGCACAGCTACAACTACTGCAATAGGATGGATAGTTAATGCAGCACTTGGTCAACCAATGCCGGCATTAACGTTCGGAGGAAGAGCTAAAAATAACACTATTCATATGAAAAAAACCAAAAAAAATAAAAAATGCAAAAATGTAAAAAGAAATAAATCGATGAAAAAATGGAAAAAATAAATATGACTTTACTAATACTATACTTCCCTTGTGAGTGTCAAGTAGATTGATGCTGTTATAAATAATACGATATACATATATTTTATATGTGTTTATGGTATCCGTATAATTATTTATGGGTACCGCTGGGGGCGGGTACCTATTTTACATAATATATAACTGTGTGTTTTGTCTCATTATTCTTTTTGGTCGGTGTAATTCTGTAATGGTGTAGAAATTGAATTTTATATGTGATACAATAAAAAATATATATATATCCTTGTGAAAGGATTACAAAAAAAGTTATATACTATTATATATATTAGTATTATACAATGGAAACTATTAGAGAATCTGTCAATAATGCTTCTAAAAAAATAGATGAATTAATCACTTCTACTCCTGAAGTAATTAAGGGAACAGTAAAAAATGTAAACCAAGGCACAGAAACTGTAAAAACCAATATTAGCAATTCATTCAGCGATTTCTCAAACTTCAATATGAAAGCACCTCTTGAGTTTTTGCAATCAAATACGATTATTGCGAAATTCTCAGTTTTGATTTTAGTGATCATCGGTTTTGTATTTTTATTATATTTAGGTATTTCTCTTCTTCAATATTTAGCAAGTCCACCAAGTAACCCTTATGTAATCCATGGTATGATAGATGGCGGAACACAGAAAAATATAAATCAAGATCCAAATGCAACTGGTAGTGTATACATTGAAAGATCGAATAATCAATTGAATGGTATAGAATATACTTGGTCTGTATGGTTATATGTATCGAAAATAAACACTAGTCAAAGTATAGGCACGTATAGCCATATATTCAATAAAGGCGATACTATTCATTGGGATACCGATGGTATATCATTAATGAATAATGGACCTGGACTATACTTAAGTAATGCCGATAATAGTCTTCTTGTTGTATGCGATACTGTGAATTATACTACGGGTAACAGAAATGTCGATAGTGCAAAAATAGATATTCCAAACATTCCTATGAATAAATGGTTCCATATTGGGATTCGTATGAAAAATACTGTTCTTGATGTATATATGAACGGCATAATCGCAAACCGTAAAGTATTACCTTATTTACCCAAGTTGAATTATGGCACTGTCAATATTTGCAATGGTAACGGCATTACGAATGGATTTCAAGGTAGTTTGTCCAATTTGCGATATTTTAATACTGCATTGAATGTATTTGATATAAATAGCATTGTTGCAGCAGGACCGTCCTTGAAATCATTGGATAGTCCATCCTCTTCCAATAGCGGATATAATTATTTATCAAATATGTGGTATTCGTATAATCAGTATCAATAACCAATTCGTTTTTTTATAATTTCGTAGAAATTTAGTTCACTTCCCTAAATGGGAGGGGAAGAATTCGTCTAATATAGAATTGATTCTTACATTGGTTATAGTATAATATAATATAATATAATATAATATAATATAATATAATATAATATAATATAATATAATATATAATATTTGTTACCATATTCGGTAATAAATATTGTGATTTTTACACATAAATGTTATTGGTTGAAAATTCTTCACACGGTGTACCCATGCCTTGGGTCACTAAAGATTTTCCATCATTGTCTTATCACCGTGACAACTTTTACACATTGCCGTCAAATTATCAACATGATTATCTCCTCCATATTCGAGTCTTTTTATATGGTCTATTTCGAAGGTTGCAGTCAATAGTTTTCCACAAGCACTGCATTTCCATTCTTGTCTCGCCGCTACATATTTTTTCTTCGTTTCCGATACACATCGTTTTGTCGCGTGTTTACCCGAATTCATAATCATTTGTTCGTTTCGCCTATTTTGTATATTCGAATTACTAATCGTAGGATATTCTTGGGTAGATTTCATTTGATTTGTTGTAAAATCGACAATCGGTGAAATCATACTCGATGTGGTTTTATCGATGGGTAAGTATTTGATATATTCGTTGGATGCACATACGATTTCTTTTGCACGAAGCGGATTCTTCTTTACTAGCATATATAATAGAATCGCGGCAATTGCGACAGAACCCATTTGAAAATATTTTTTACCTGACAAAATCGTTTTTATATATTTGCCTTCTGTGTAGATGTTTCCCATAATAAGCGCAGTAGATGTAAATAAAATAACTTCGAACCACATTTATACTGTAAATAGATTTTTAAATTTATCAATAATATGCTAAATTTATATTATTTTTGTAATATATATGAGTAAAGAAAGTTCTCAATATTCTCCATCTTTTTTTGATGAAAAAGATATAGAAATAATCAACAGGTTATTAACTACTGGTGAAGTAGTGATAAATGACAAATTTAGATTATTGAAAGCAAAGATCGAATTGGTGATTTGTAGAAATGGTTTAGATAAAAGTAAACAAATGTTCCAAGAAATTAGAACTATTTTGTTTGACTCACCAAAACAGAATGATACATTTATTCATGGCGGTAATAGCAGTATTTTACTAGGGAAACATTTTACACAATCATATAATGGAAACAAACATCTAGGTAAAGTGATTGTTGGACTGGTGACATTGTTTACACAAAATATAAACAGTTATGGTATTATAAATGGTTCTACTGTAAGCACAGTCGAATTAATTATCGTTATTATTTTACTATCGATCTTTTTTGAATTTTTAGAAAATGCATACTATACACCATTAGAAGATAGAGTCATAGAAATACCGTATATTACAAATATAATTAGAAATGTTTACCCTGTTAGGACGAAACCGCTTTTATTAACAGAATTATCGAAATCAAGGAATGAATCTATCCAAAAAGATCCTATCGATCATTACAAAAATGAGATAATAAATGCTCGAAAATCGTTAAACGTATTATACAGACACGGAACTGGTTTGAAGGAAGATTTGACTATTTTACAAAAATTAAGGGATGAGTTATCGAAGAGTAATAACTCATACTCCAATACAATTGTAAAATACTTTCAATCTAGTTCAACTTTGGCAAAACAAAGAGAACAAGAAGAACAAATCGAGAATAAAATAAGTGAAAGGAAAATGACGATCGAAGTGATTGATACGGAAATACGTAGACTTGAAGAATTGATACAATTTATGAAGACGAAAATAGATGAGATAAATAGTAGTGATTCTGTTATTGGAACAACATTGATGCCGAGTGATACTACATCAAATGTGGAATTCAAAGAAACATTTGTCACATTTTTCTACAATACAGTTGAATTACTGTATAAGATGAGTTTTGATTATAAATTTCCAGAATACAGAAACGGTTCAAAATACAGAAACGTGAATGGCGGTGGAAAAACCAAACGTAACAAGACGAGTCGTAAGAAGACAAACCGTATCTATAAGTCTAAATCGTATCTATATAATAAAAAATAAACCCCATACACGCAAGTATAACAATGGTCATCATCGTTTGTTTGCTTATACTTATATATGGTACCGCAACAAACGTTTTCGGTTTATATTCGTTTCGATATATTTCTAAAGATTGGTATAACGATATTTCTTTTTTTCCCAAGAATAGATTCATTCTATTATGAATAAAATGCACCCATTTTACAAAAGATTCTTTTGAATCTAAATACGGTGTCACTGGATATTCGTCTAATAATTTACTAAAACGGTTTCCCATTTCTGGAACTGGTATAAAGAGTGGGAAATTTTGTATTAAATCGTAATACTTGCGTTTCGTAACAGCGGTTGGAGTCGATGGATACGATTCGGCGACTGTATGTAAGAAAAACCAATAATGTGGACCCCATACGGAAGAGTCAAATATCATCTTTTGGAAAACAGTGTAAAGAATATAATATACATATATTTATTTATAGGATGTTTTCACATAATTTTACAATAAAGAAGAACAAGATGTATTGTAACAATTGCGGAAAAGACGGACACGTATATACAAATTGTAAAATACCAATCACGAGCATCGGTATAGTCGCGTATCGTATCAATGAAGATTTGAAACTCGAATATTTAATGATACGTAGACGTGATACATTAGGGTTCATCGATTTTGTTCGTGGTAAATATTCGCTATCGAATAAGGAATATATTATGAATATGTTGAAACAAATGACTGTGAATGAAAAGGAGATATTGAAAACACAGTCATTTAGTTCAATATGGATTCATGTATGGGGTAATAAATATTTATCAACACAGTATAAAAACGAAGAAATTATTTCCAAAGATAAATTCAATAAATTGAAGAATGGTATTTATATCAAAAATGAATTTGTCAGTTTGGCTACGATGATTGAAGAGAGTAAGCAATATGATACTTGGACGGAACCAGAATGGGGGTTTCCCAAAGGTAGACATAACTTTCAAGAAAACGATTATGATTGTGCATTACGCGAATTCAAAGAAGAAACGGGGTATAATAGTACTGCATTGGTAAATATACAAAATATGCTTCCGTTTGAAGAGATATTTACAGGTTCGAATTATAAGTCGTATAAGCATAAGTATTATGTATGTCGTTTTTTAGGTAATATCGAGTCACGTACAGATCATATGAATTTCGAGGTCAGTAAAGTAGAATGGAAAACGTTTGAAGAATCTATCGAATCTATAAGGTATTATAATTTAGAAAAAATAAGACTGATTACAAATATTCATATGTTATTGAGTGACCCGTCTTATGTATTTGCGTGAAGTTCTTATAACACTCTGGATGGTGGTATACATATATATTGAATGAGTATTATTATTTTATTACCAAATATCTTGATGAAATAATAAATGTGTAAAATAACAAAATGTAAAATGATGATTTTTACCATGTCTTGTAAAACTCTGCATTAAATCGGCATTTGATATGAGAAAAAGGTGTAAAAGGTTTAGGATATAAACTATATAGTATAATTTCGTATGTTACTACATGATACAGATAGTGGGTTCTCTCTATGAATATTCTCTCTCTATCTATTATAGGTTTATTATAGAAAAATACTATGAATACAGTCGAAGAAAAAAAACAATATACAAGGAAGAATCAATCTGTAGATATATCTAAACAAAATAATAAAACATTGAAAAAATCGTCTAATTTATATGATTGTACAGTCGATTATAACGCAAAGGAACGTAACCCTGAAAGAGCAACGGAATTGAATGCAATGAACGGACAACAATTGAGAGATATTTTATCCATATTGAAAGGAGAACCAAGTGGTAAAAAACATTCACCTGAAGCAAAAACGAAAGAATATTTGATTAATTTGATTGTTTGTATTGAAGACGAACGAAAGAAAGGAGAATTGGAACAACCTGTGGAACAACCAGTAGAACAACCAGTAGAACAACCAGTAGAACAACCAGTAGAACAACCAGTAGAACAACCAGTAGAACAACCAGTAGAACAACCAGTAGAACAGGAACCTGAGATTGTTAACAATAAAATAAAAAAAACAAATAAAAAAATATCATTGGAATGCAAATCGAATCGTAATGCTAGATCGTATGATTATAAACGTGTAAAAGAATTGATGTTATTGAATATGCAACAATTGAGAGACATTTTATCT